TATGATGCAAACTATTATATTGTCAATAGCAATTTTAAAGTTTATGTATGTTTGAACAATGGTTCTTCTCCTGATTTTCCTTCAGGAAAACCATCAATTGATGAACCTGATTTTACAGATTTGGAACCAAGAGCTGCTGGAACTAGTGGAGATGGTTATATTTGGAAATATATGTACACTATTTCTCCAAGTGATATTGTAAAATTTGATTCAATTGATTATATTCCAGTTCCATCAGATTGGGGATCAGGTACAACTGCAGAAATTAAAAGTAACGCAATAGACGGAGAAATTAAAACTGTAATCATCAGTAATGCTGGTGCAGGATATCAACCTATCGGAACATCATTTAAAAATGTACCTATTTTAGGTGATGGCACTGGAGCAAAGGTAACTGTTACAGTTGATAACTCTGGAAAAGTATCTAATGTAGAAGTAACTAATGGTGGAACGGGATATACTAGAGGTAGAATTGAATTTTATCCTGGAGCACCTGGATCTGAGATTGGAGGATCCATTTCAGGATTAAGTGCTGTTGGAACTGGAACAACTTCGGTTGCAGCTTTTGAAGTTGTTATTCCGCCAACAGGAGGTCATGGATATGATGTTTATAAAGAGCTGGGAGCTTATCGAGTATTAGTTTATTCTCGTTTTGAAACAACATCAACAAACCCAGACTTTATTGTTGGTAATGATTTTGCTAGAGTTGGTGTTGTTAAAAATCCAACAGTGTATGGAAGCAAAACACAACTTCTAACTACATCAGAAGTTAGTGCGATTGGTGGATTAAAACTAAAGAGCTTAACTGGTGGAAATATTAGTGACACCACATATTCAGTTGATTCAGTTATTAGTCAAGTTACAGGTATTGGTTCCACAGCTGCTGGTCTTGTAGCGTCTTGGGATAACTCTACTGGTGTTCTTAAGTATTACCAACCAGTTGGATTAGGTTTATCAGCATATGGTTTTAGAACACCAGATTTTACAAGCGCCATTGGTTATGGTGGAACTTATATTGTAAGTGGTGCTAGTGTAGGATCCAATTTAGGTATTGATACTAGTTTCGGTAGCTCTGCAAATCCAGGAACAGCAACTACAGTTGGTTCTGGTGCAAATACTAGATTGGTTCCTCTTGGATTGAGATTTATTGATGGTGTCGCTCCACCAGAAGTTGAAAAATACTCTGGAGAAGTGATCTATATAGATAACAGAGCAGCTATTCCAAGATCTTCTACCCAAAAAGAAGACATTAAAATTGTATTAGAATTCTAAGAAGATGCCACAAAATACCAACCTCAACACAGCTCCATATTTTGACGATTTTAATGAGGATAAAAATTTTAAGCGTGTTTTGTTTAAACCTGGAACAGCAATTCAGTCCAGGGAATTAACAACTTTACAATCCATTCTTCAGAATCAAATTGAAAGTTTTGGAAAGCATTTTTTCAAAGAAGGGGCAAAAGTAATCCCTGGACAAACTTCATATGACAATCAATATGAATGCGTTCAGTTAAATTCTTCATTTTTTGGTGCTAATTTAAGGGAATATGTTAAACTGTTGATTGGTAATACAATTGTTGGGGCAACTTCAGGTGTAACTGCTACCGTAATTAATGCAATTACAGATTCAGAATCTGATAGAAATATTAATACTTTATACGTTCGCTATGTAAAATCAAATAGTTCAGATTTTACAGGATCTAAATTTGTTGATGGTGAACAACTGCTCACCGAAACTGCTGTTGACACTGGAACTTTAACTATTGAAGCTGGAAATGCTTTTGCTACATGTATTGATCAAAATGCAACTTTAGTAGCTTCTTCTGCTTCAATATCTGAAGGTATCTATTTTATTAGAGGTCATTTTGTTAAAGTATTAAGTGAATCTATTGTATTAGATCAATATGGCAATACTCCAAGTTACAGAATTGGTTTGCTAATTAATGAAGAGCTTGTAACTGCATTTGATGATGAATCATTATATGATAATGCTCAGGGATATTCTAACTACTCCGCTCCAGGTGCAGACAGATTTAAAATTTCAACAACATTAGTTAAAAAATCATTAGATGATTTTAATGATGAAAATTTCATTGAACTTATGCGTATTGTTGATGGCGTTCTTCAACAATTTGCACAGGAAACCGTAAGTTCAACAATCAGAGATGAATTGGCAAGAAGAACTTTTGATGAATCTGGTAATTATATTGTAGATCCTTTTGAAATTTTTGCAAAAGAAAGTCTAAATGATTATGAAGGTAACGGTGGCATTTATACTGAGAATCAAAAAACTTCCGAAGGAAATTCTCCATCAGAAGCTTTAGCACTTTTACAGGTGTCTCCTGGTAAAGCTTATGTAAGAGGATATGAAATTGGGAAAATTTCGCCATCTTTTATTGATATAGAGAAGCCAAGAACTTCTAATAGCGTAGATACATATTCTCTCACTTTTAATAGCACTAATAAGGTTGTCATTAATAACGTAACAGGTTCTCCAGTTGTCGGTTTTGGAACTACTACAACATTATCACTTGTTGATGCCAGAGTAGGTGCAAATGGTCTTTTAATTGGTGGTAACGAAATTGGTGTTGCTAGAATTTATGATTTTAAATCTCAAGATTCCAGATATGCAAATGATACCACAAAATTTGAATTATTCTTATATGATATACAAACGTACACAAAAGTATCAATTTCAACTACAATTACGTTAAACACTCCTGCTTTTGTTAAAGGCAATAGTAGTGGAGCAACTGGTTATTTACAGTCTTCAGTATCAGCATCTCCAAACTTAACTTTATATTGCAGTAATGGTTCGTTTATTCAAGGTGAAACTATATCAGTAAACGGCATTACTTCTGCTCCAACTGTAGTATCTGTTCGTGATTATGATTTTAGTGATGTAAAATCAGTATTTTCTAGAGTTGGAATTAATACATTCACTGCAGATTTAGAATTAAATAACGTTCAATCGATTTCACGTCAAGGAACTCAATTTACAATTACTAGTGCAGGTGCAGTTACAATTGGAGTAACATCTGCAGTTTCAGTTGGAATTAAAACTGGCGATATTATCAGATATACAAAAACAGGCAATACATATCCAACATTTAATAGAGTTACTGCAGTTAGCCCAGCAGCAAATTCATTTACTGTTGCTGGAATTACAAGTGTTACCAATGTTTGTGATGGAACTCTTCCAGGTTCAACAATTACAGCAAATGATTTGGTAATTATTAAACCATCTTTAATCAATGGTTCAAAATCAACTTTAGTTACACCACTACCAAATACTGATATTAGTAATTTAAACCTTGTAACGTCAGAACTTAAGGTTAAAAAGACATATACTTTATCTGTTTCTGGAAGTCAAGCATCCACCACTGAATCTGATGTAAATCTATTCTTTTCAGAATTTGATGTTGAAGATTATGTATTAACCTATTCTACAGGAGCAGTAGAGCCTCTGAGAAGTGGACAAGTAATATTTTCAAACGGTAACAAAACTATTACATTAAATCAATTATCTGTAGCTACAGATTCTAGTGCCAAGTTAGTTGCTACTTTATCTAAGATTAACGCTTCATCAAAACAAAAAATCTTAAATCGTTGTTCTACTATTATAATTAGCAGATCATCAAATTCTGCATCTGGTCTTGGAACTTCATCATTAAATGATGGATTAACTTTTAATGCAATTTATGGAACTAGAGTTCAAGATCCAGAAATTTCACTCAACGTTCCTGATGTTTTACGTGTTCATGCTATTTTTGAATCAGATGATACATCAACTCCTACTTTACCATCTTTAACTTTAGTAGAAATTTCAGGTTCCTTATTAAATGCAATTGTTGGTGATGTAATTATTGGTGATGAAAGTAAGGCAGCAGCTAGAGTTGTTTCTACTACAGCATCAACTATCAACTTTGTTTATATCACTGAAAAATCTTTTAGAATTGATGAATCTGTAACATTAAAAAGATCTGGTATTACAGCTACGATCTCAAACGTAACCGATGGTGACAATAATATTACCGAAAACTTTACTTTAGATAATGGTCAAAGACTTGAATTTTTAGATTATGGTAAAATTATTAGAAAGCCATCTGCACAAACACCAACAAAATCTATTACTGTAGTATTTGATCATTATAGCATACCTGCGGGCGATAATGGTGATTTTGTTTCATTCTCTAGCTATTCATCTGATTTATACACTAGAGATATTCCATCTTTACAATCTTTAAGATCCACTGATGCAATTGATATCAGACCTAGAGTTGTAAATTATGATCCAGCAACAGACACATTATCTCCTTTTGAATTTAACAAGAGAAATTTTGCCTCCTCTGGAACTTATTCTAATAGTCCAATTTATCCTGATAGTCAAATAGTATTTGGTTATTCTTATTACTTACCAAGAATTGATAAGTTACTATTAACAAAAGAGGGATTCTTTGAACTAAGAAAAGGTGAGCCATCTTTAAATCCAGTTGCACCAATTGATTTATCATCTTCTTTAGATATTGCTACTATCAGATTAAGACCCTATGTTTATAACGTTAAGCAAGATATTTCTGTAACACCTATTCGCCATAAGCGTTACACAATGGCGGATATTACTAAACTTGAAAATAGATTATCAAATGTAGAAACCTATACATCACTATCATTATTAGAAAGTGAAACTTTCAATTTAAGCATTAAAGATTCAGCTACTGGATTAGATAGATTTAAATCTGGTTTCTTTGTAGATAATTTTAAGAGTCACGTTGGACACTTATTAAGTGGCAATTCTAGTATTGATTCTTTAAATGGTGAGTTAAGACCAGCTCACTATACAACATCTTTAGATTTATTAATTGGATCTCAATCTCTTGTTGGAATTGGTTCCACGGCAAATCAAAATGTAGACTCTAGATTTGTTACAGACTTACAATCACCAAATATTAAGAGAACTGGTTCTTTAATTACTCTTAACTATACCGAAACTGTTGCTGCTCAGCAAAGATTTGCAACTAGAACAGAAAACATCAATCCATTTGCAGTTTCAACTTGGATTGGTAATATTGAACTTGCTCCTGCATCTGATACCTGGATTGCTGAAAATAGATTATCCGCAAGGAATGTTGATGAAGAGGGTAGCTATAATGCGTTATTAGGGGCTTTGCAAGCAGATCCTAACACAGGCATTTCTCCCGTTGATTGGGGTTCTTGGCAGGAAGTATGGTCGGGTCAAACTGTAGTTGGAAACGAGGTTGTAAGATCAGAAACAAACACTGAGCAAACTGGTGATAGTGGTTGGGTTAATACTGGTGCTAGAAGAGGTAACTGGCCCTTCTTAGAGCAAAGAAGAACACAAACATTAGTTGACACTACTGTTAATACTAATTTAATTACTACAAGAACAGATACTAGATTAACTAGACAAGGTGTTCAATTCCAAGTCTCTCCTAGAGTTGATCGTAGATCTTTAGGATCTTCTGTTGTAAGCAGAGATATTATACCATTCTTAAGATCTAGAAACATTGAATTTGTTGCAAGAAGAATGAGACCTAGAACACAGTTCTATGCATTCTTTGACAATGTTCCAATGACTTCTTATTGTGTTCCTAAATTGTTAGAAATAACAATGACAAGTGGAACAT